TGGGCGTTAAGTAATATACAACCACTTGAAACTATTGCAAATATAAAAAAGAGCAATAAGTTAATAAAATCAAATACTTAAATGGTTAGCGCTATAATGTTTATAGCAAGATTAAAATGGCTCTACGACGCAAAAACCAAATAACGCCACATTCCTACTAATAATCAACTATTGTGAGCCACTATTTTAACTTGGAGCAACTATGAGCAAATTACACCGTGCGGATCGTTTGGCCTTATTGGATAGTGAAGTCTTCCAAGAATTAGAGGCTGCTGAAATACGAAAGCAAGCACAATCACTTTCAGATAAGATCATACAATCACCTACTGCGCAAAAAGCTATTAGCGATGGAATTACAAAAGCATTAACTAATTCTGCTGATGATACTGATGAAGGCTACCACGAAGAGATTAAAACAAATCTCAAAAAGCTTCCAGATCACGTCCTTTATGAGTTCTATAAGATGTTTGATGATGAAGTTGAAGCCCGTGGATTAGATGCAGCAGATTATGAAGAAGAGTTTGAGGCCGAAGAAGAAATTGAAGATGAGGCTGATGAAGAAAAAGAAGATGAAGAGATCGAAGAAGTATTCGCTTATGTCAAGTCGGCCTTAACAAAGATAGCTCATTCCGCAGCAGATAATAACGATACAGAAGCCGCATATCTAATAGAGCGCGCTATCGGTCGACTAAAATAACAACCTGGAGAATACGATGAAATACTTAGCGTTCAATGATAGCGAGATACTACGAGAGTTTGGCAGGATTATGGGCGAACAAGATGGCCTGAAGAAAACGGCACAAATTGCTCAGCCGCCATTGAGTGAAGATGAAAAAGTTAAACTACAAAAGTTCTTGGCCGACCTGCAATCTAATCCATCAAATGGCCCAGGAATGGAACGATGGATTGCCCGATTAAAAGGACAGCCTGATCTATATTTGGGCGCTGTTCATAAGGCATTGTCCGATCGTTATTTGCTATGGTCAGAGGGGAAAGATGCGCAAGAATTAACAAGCGTTTTGATTCCAACCCCAGCAAATGAAGGCCTTGCTGCTCAGCCAGTTGCTCCAGTTGCTCAAAATACATTATCGCCAAAAGGTGCTGAAGTTGTAGAAGCACATGAAAAGACTGCTGAAGGCAAGTCATATCAAGTAGTGCCCGAAGAGAATGAAGTGTTAAAGGCTCATCCACAAAGCGCTTATGTTGAAGGCGAGCTTGTGGAAAATAAGGATGAGCAGCAAAAAGCGGATGTTGAAGTTGCCGAAAAAGACGCCAAGGGTAAAGAGGCAAAAGCCATTCTAACCGCCCTTTATAAGCTTGCCAAAAAGTTAGAGGCTGATGGTGAAGACGAAGCATATAAACTTGTCGTTGCTACATTCAAAGACATTAAAAACGGCTTGAAGAAATAAGGAGCTGATATGATTGACAAGCTTATAGTTCTTGCCGATAAGTTAGATAATGCCGGACATAAAAAAGTTGCCAATGTAATTGATCGTGTAGTTATTGCTGCTCGACTTGAAGATTACGACGATCTAACAAAACTATTTAGTGGCAAGCTTGATTTGCGTGATACTGATGAGAATGTTCCTCTTATGCGTAGTCTTGTTGATGTTCCAGAAGACTATGAGTTGCCTGCGCCAAGTGATGAAGATTTGAGGCCAGAAGAGGATGCCCGACTCGAAAGAAAAATGCGCGGGGCCGATATATCTGATCTTGATGTCCCAGGCGCCGAAACAATTGAGGATCTTGAGTTGGTAGATCGCAAGCCGGCGCGTCTTGATGAATTAAAGCGCCGCCACGAATTGATGAAATTGAAAAAATTACTCAATGATGAAGAAGTTGTTAAAGAAGAAGTTGAAGAAGCGCCAGAAAGCAAAGATGAGAAAACTTCCATATCGCCCGAAGATAAAGAAAAGCTTGAACAAATGAAGAAGTTGTTTGAGGAAGAAGATGAAGACGAAAATGTTGTTGATCTCGATATGAATAATGCCAGTGATGACGAAGATGACAATGAAGATATAGTTGCCGAAATAGAAATGAAGCTTAAGAATGCTCCGGAGCTTGTTAAAAAGTTGATTCAAATGCTCAAAGCAAATCCTGAAATACTTGATGAGATTGCGTTCTAGGGGGAAATTAAATGAACAAGGGTATGCGATATGAAGACTTGGTATTAATCAAAACAGCCGGCGAGATGAAGGATAAGGACTATGATATCAAGGTTCCTGCCGCTGGTGCCGATACTCCTGTTGAAGATTCCGGATATGATCTTGTTGAAGGTATAGCGCATCCAGGACAAGTTCAGGTTAGTAATTCTTTCCGTAATGATGGTATTGTTGAAAATGGCGTCGAGAAACAAAAAGCAATGGTTGATGTAGCCATTCGTAATCCTCGTGGCGTTCTTGCTGAATTGATGAAGTCGTTGGTTAAAGCAGCTAATGCTCTTGAAAATGATATGACCGATGAATCAATTAAAATGGCTGCTGAGATTGATAGCTTGCTTGTAAAAATGGCGCAGCAAAGCTTATTTTCTGAGCAACAATCAAGTAGTTTGTTGGGATCGGATACACAGTTTGATTCAATACTCCAGGCCGCAAAGAATGTAATTGTTTCGTTTGATAAGCTTACCTGGCATGGATTGGCATCTCGTGTAGGCAGCGAAGAATCTGAACAGAGTATTGAAAAAGTAAAATTTGCGCTTCAACGATATATGGGTATCGCTTCTAATATGAAAACACCCGCTAAAAAACTACAATGGGCAGAAGAAGTGGCTGGCATTAGTAAGCAGTTTGATGCATCTGTTCGCGCCGCATTAGAAGAAGCCCGAACTACAACTTTAGGTGGATTACTACAAGCAATGCCAATAGAACAAAAGAAAGCCTGGAATGATTTTGTAATGCAGTCAGAAACTATTCAGGCACCATCTTCACCTTCTGATAAACCACAACATCCTCAAGAAGTTGTTGAAGAGCGCAAGTTGAATACCCCTACAATTCCAAAAGAGCGCGCAGGTCTCTCTAATAGAACTCCAGGTGCCCATCATTATTCTGTATCCGGACCTGACGTTGAAGCATTGCAAAAAGCACTAGGTCTATCTGGCGATGATGTAGATGGCAAATTTGGTCCAAAAACTTATGAAGCTACTATGGCACGATTAGATCAGATGCAGCCTAATAATGGAGTCAGAGATCTTCCGCAATTCCAAAGTTATTCGACATGGACAAATAAAATGGTAGAGGCAGTAACGCAGGCAGTCGAAAAGCATTCTGAACAACAAAATATATCGTCTAATATGCCTGGTAAAGATGGCTTGATTGATCCTTATACACCTGACGCAAATAAGACAACTCAAAGCAATAATGATTTGGCTTGGCAGGATTTTAAAGATCGCTATCGCCCAAAATACAAAGATATTGAAGTTGAAAATGGCCTAGTATATCCGTTTGGTATGGAAGATGGGCGTAAATATAGAGTTACAAGTGATGGCAGGTGGCAGAAAGCATAATATAGTTATTGCCAGTAGATAATTTATAAAACCCGGGTTAAAAACCGGGTTTTTCTTTTTTCGCATCTTTTTCAATAATTCTACTAATTCCACCTCATATAAGCAGTTTTAATGTGAAACTTCGGCATTCATAAGAGTGCCGGTATATGAAAAAATAATTTCGGAGGATAATTAAAATGGCTCTATTAATGTTACAAGAAGGTTGCCAACCAGCCGGTCAGTATGATCTAGGGGACGGATATACTCCCCTTGGCGGCGAAGTTTATGTTCTTTATTCAGAGGGCGTAGATGCAGCAGGTCACCAATTGCTAGCGGGTAAACCAGTTGCTTCTTCATCGACAGCTGGCCCATATTTTCTAAGCGATGATGGTCTCAAAGGATACGGCACTCTATTCGGTGTCACAGTAGCTCGTACTGCTACTGGTTTTGCAAGCGGTTTGGATGATGGTACTCGTCTCGGTCCAGCTACATATGTTGCTTCGGGCAAGGTTACGCTCTGGGACAAGCCAGGTCTATACGCAGTTACTTTGGATGCACTTGATCCAGGTGTTTCTGGTGCTACTTGGTCAACACATCTGCCTGGTGATCATTTAACTGTTATGAGTGATGGTAGTGGAAGACTAACAGCTGGTGGCTCTGCTACTGATCCAGCGGTTACTATTGTTACCTTTAAGGTTGATGAATCACTAGTTACAACTGGCGGCTCGGTAGTGGACAAGCAGAAGCTCGTTATTCGCTTCAATCCATTCGGCCTACTTACCTAAGATTAAATAGAAAACACCAAACGGAGGAACTAATCAAAATGTCAACTTTATTCAATAAACAGGGCGACCTAAATGCGGGTTCAGTTAAAGATGCCCTTGCACAACTAGTAAAATATGCCTCGATTATAGAGGAAACACAGTCAGCAAATCAAAATCTCGCAGGAAAGCCATCGTTCAATGATGAGCAACGTGACGAGCTTATTAAACGCGCCCTTACCTCGCAAGATGGTAAAGTTGCACTCGGTCAGGCTATGGCGAATCCAATTCGTCGCAACCTAGACTATATGGGAATTGGTCGTAAGGTATTCGTAGTTGATCCACTTCCACAAGGCGCTCTACCAGTCTACGATCGTGATATCGATGTAGCCGCAACCGTTATTTCAAGCAACGGCGCAGCTCCAGAGTCTCGCGTATTTGGCGACCGTGTAACAGTTCCAGAGTTCGAAATCGTCAGCAATCCAACTGTTCGTATTGCTGAAGTTAAGCGTCGCCGATTCAACGTTATCGATCGTGCGCAGCAAAAGGCTCGTCAAGAAATTCAGGCTCAAGAAGATGTCAACACCTTCGCGACACTTGATTACGCTGCTGATAGTACAAAGGGCGGCGAGAACACATTGGTTAGTGATACTGCTAACGGTGTTCTACCAGGTGCTTCAGGCGGCCATCTACACAAGGCCCATCTTGCTCAAATCAAGACCCAGGTTGATCAATGGGACTTGGTGACTACAAAGTTTATCATGAACATTCAACAGTTCAATGACATTCTCATGTGGTCAGCTTTTGGTGGCACTCCTGGTTTCGGCGAGATCGATATGGTTACTCAGCGCGAAATCCTCCAGACTGGGCTTTATGCTCACCTTTGGGGCGCAGACATTCTAGTTAGCAAGCTCGTTCCTGCTCTAGAAGTCTTCGGCGTTGCTGATCCAGAGTTCGTAGGCGTCTTCCCAGTTCGTCAGGACATTGAAGTTCTTCCTGCGGATGAACCCAAGCAGCTTAAGCTTGGCTGGGTAGTTAATGAAATCATAGGAATGGCAGTGGTCAATCCAAGAGGGGTAGCTGCGTGTAAGCTTACTGCGTAATTTCAAGTAGTTAGCTAACAAAATAATAAAATTGAAACTAACCTGCTGGAAACGGCAGGTTAGTTTTTTGCACAGAAAATAGTAAAATTAGGTCGGGTAATTAATGAAAATAAATACTCTTTTATGCTTGACTTTTATTATGTATATCGTATAATATAAATATAGGAGATCACTATGAATGAAAAATATAAAGTGTATCTAACAGAACTTGCGAGACAAGCAGAAGCAGCTTTCCATAATTACTATAATTTGCCAAAAGAACAAAGGCTGGTTTATGAGAAAAAAATCAATTATGAACGTGATCGCATAGTAATAAGTGCCAAGCGATATGAAATTGATGCTTATATCTATTTGTTATTTGACCCAACGGCTATATCAAAAACTTGTTATATTGGAGTTTCGAATGATGCGGAATATAGACTTGAGCGCCACATAAATAATTGGGATGGTGGAACATCGAAAAATAAAAAGAAGTGTTGGTTGAAATCAATGAAAAACAGGGGTGTTGATCCAATTTATTTGCTTATAGATATAATGCCAGTTGTATCATATTGGCAAATATATGAGAGTTTTTATATTGCTTATTTTAAGTATATTGGTATTAATCTATGTAATGGAACTCTTGGTGGAGATGGAAATCCAGGATACAAACACATAGATGAAGATATAGAAAAGATGCGCCAATTAAAGCTCGGTATTCCAAAAACTGAAGAGTGGAAACAAAAAATAATGCGTCAAGATCTACTGGAAGATGTTGAGTATATTAAAGAATTGTATTTAGATCAATATAGCTTAAATGAAATTGCTGATGAGTATAAAACATCGCACTCTACTATTACATTACATCTCCAAAAAGCTGGAATAGAAATACGCGAAGAAAAGCATACAGAACGCTATATTGAAAAATTACGAAAGGCGCAGACTGGGAAAACGCATACAGAAGAAACTAAACAGAAAATTGGTGAAGCTCGTATAGGTATTCCACGATCCGAAGAAACTCGCACAAAAATATCCACTACCCGCATAGAAAAAATCGCAATAGGAGAAATTACAATGCCAACAAATAGAGCCTCTGGAAAAGATGCTGGCCGTTATAGAGATGATGTAAATGATGAATTGCTATTAAAGCTCCATAATGATGGTCTTTCGTTGCGAGAAATAGGTCGTCAAACAAATCTGGAGCATCATTCGGTAAAGGATCGACTAACAAAAGTCGGCGTAAAGTTCGAAATTAGCTCCAAAAAAGATACGACCAAGTTTGTATTTAATCTGGCAAAAGCACTTGAGCTACATAATTCTGGACTTTCTTGTAATGCTATTGGTAAAGAATTAGGTTGCGACAGCAAGGTAGTTAAAAAACATCTACAAAAAGCTGGTATTGTATTCGAGCAATCAAGTTATTCGCGTAAAAGTCTTGATGGTAATATGGAACGAATTAAAGAGTTATATAGCCGTGGTTTTAATTATGCAGAAATTGGTCGTATGTTTGATACAAGTGGAGTTACAATAAAAACGTATCTACAAAAGCATAATATAGTGGAGTAGTTATGAAGAGATTAGCAAAACGACAGATAAATGAGATAATTCAGCTCTATAATTATGGTAACGCTCCAACAAAAATAGCCGAAAAGTTTGCTATATTGCCGAGTAGTGTAAATAGAATAATTAGAAATTCTGGCGGACAAAGTAATCACGCGCCGACAAAGGTTACGATTGATCAAGAAAAAATGATTATTGATCGATATATTGCTGGTGAATCGAGTGAAATAATAGCCAAAGACTTAAATATACATCCAACAACTGCTTGTAGGGTATTAAAGCGTAATAATGTTAAATTACGTCCACCAGCTGAAAATAAGAAAAAATATAAAGCTAATAATGATATAGCAGTATTTGACATCACCAAAGAAAATGATGTTATTAATTACTGGTTTAAGTATTTTCGTGCCAATGGTTTTCCTTACCCAAATTATGCCGATGAAAAATTAATTGAAGATTGGAATAAATTAAAAGCACTTGATACAACAACAATAGAAAATAACAAAATACTAACGCCGTATAAACCTGCCGGACTTAAATTATTCAAACAATTCAATAAGCAATTTTATGAGGTAAGCGGGCATAGCAAGCTAAGTATGGTTGATGCGTTTCGTAATGATGATATACTAGTTAAGGTTATACAGAATAGACTTGAGCAAGGGTTCAGGTTAAGTGATAATATGCTTGTTCAGGGCTTGCGCAATGGATATTTTGCTTTTGCGTCAAGTATATTCGTTCCGTCCGTCGCAAAGTATATCTACGAGAAGTATTGTAAAAATGGCGATATAGTTTATGATTATTCTTTTGGGTTTGGACAAAGAATGCTTGCCGCCCTTTCAACAAATAAAAACTTGAAGTATATTGGTGTCGATCCTTATAGCAGAAATATAGAGAGTGCGGTTGATACGATTAAGTTTATATCAAAATATGAAAATATAGAAAATAGGGTTGGATTAATTAATGCTGGAGCTGAAGAATATATTGGTGATAAGGTTGATATAGCTTTTTCATCACCACCTTATTTTGATAAAGAAATATACACGAATGAAACTACACAGGCTTATTGTAATGGTTATGATGCCTTTCTTAAATGGTGGAGCAAGGTATGCCGGAATATAAGTGTGATGCTTAAAGGTGATGGCTATTTTATACTTAATATGGAAAACGAATTATTAAATGATATGCTTGCTATTTGTAATGATAATGGATTTGTAGAAGTTGATCGCTACTACATAAAATTATCGCGTAACACAAGATTTAGAAACAAGGGTGCGATAAAATTAGAGCCAATTGTAGTTATGAAGAAAGTTCAATAATTCCAACTACTTATACATTATCATCAAATAATCTGCGCCATCTATTAAAATCGCGTCATATAGGCACGGAGTATTGTATGTTGCCAAAGCGATCGAAGCGTCAATTGCGAATACTGAAACTTGGGCTTGAGTTAGAAAAGCTCGCTCAACAATACAACCTGCCCGGCGTTGTTCCTGAACCTATTGATAACGAGCCGACAAAAGAAGACAAAGCAAAACGCTACGATCTTTCTAAACTTGATCTTAGCGAGTTGGCTGGTCATCTATATTCAGGCATTACAAACTCCGACATTCGCAAAATTATACTCCACGAACTCAAAGCTAATCCAGAGTTTCCAAAAGAGACGGTAATCAATGCTGTTATTAATGATGCCAAGGAAAATCTGCGCACATTGATCGAAGAGCATATATCGCATATGCCTGAATTGCGTGCTAAACTTCCAACTGATAATAAGCAACAAACACTTCCAAATACTCCACCTGATATAAGAATATTGCCGACACAAAAAGACATCGAAGAAACTAAAACGCGATTCGATGCTGAAAAGGCCAAAGCGATTGAAGAATATGACGCAAAGAAGGCAATTGTCATCGAGAAATATAAAGCCGAACACGAAGGTAAGGAGCCGGATGAATGGGAATTGCGTAGGCTTATGGATCATAAGGCTGATCCTCGTGATGGCAGTAATTATGGCTACAAAGGAATGCCGGGCAGCGAAGATATAAAGATCGATCTGGGGAGTATAACGCAAGGGCAGTATGATAGCTCGTTGAAGAAGTTGTATCGTCTATATTATTCGATCGAGAAGAGCTATGCCGAGTTAGATGGACTTCAAGAGAAAATGGATGTAGTTGAAATACCTGCTGAGTTGCCACAAAAAAATCCAGCAGACTTCAAAACATACCGCGAGATGGTTTATGATTTGCGCGATAGAACACTTGTAGGCTTGAAGAGCATCGTTGCTAATTCGATTGGTTTCACATTATTCGGCGCATCAAGTGGTCGTGGATATCGTGGTAGTGATGAAACAAGTATTATGAACCAACAAGAAACTGAATGGTTTGAAAATCCAGGCTCGATTAGGGCGTTTTTGGAAAAGGTACCGGCTCTATATGATCATAAGGATAGATTTTGGAGCTCATATGGGAATAATGCTAGCGACATAGCGTATTGGTTTGAGCAAAAACATCAAACGCTCAAAAACTACGATGACAGCTTAAAACGAACAAAAGCATCATTCGGTAAAGGTGTTCGTTTCTTGAAGATGATGAATACAAAACTCAGCGCGAATTTGGATATAGCGCTTGATACTTCGGCGTTTCAATATAGCGAATACATAGAGGCGTCCGATGAGCATAAAGCTAAACTGGACGCGTTATATTTGGAGATTGTGAAACGCATACAAGAAACATCAAGAGTAGCAACACGAAGCACATCATATTATAACAATGGAATGTATAAAGGCAACGAGCGACATGGGCTTGAAAAACAATATGACGATGTAGATCTTTCGAGAATGCTCAGCGCTAAAAAAACAACTCAAAGTGATATGTTGAACTCATTGACGAAATTATTGCTATCGTCTATAAAGAAAGTTGCTATACAGATTAATGCGAACGAGCTGGGCCCACTGGTTAAAGAAATGGCAAAGGATATGGCTGCGTTATTTGTTGAAGAAAAGATTGGTCTCAAGATGAATGACTTGCCGGTAGAAACTAAAAAGACTTATTATGGAAGTGAGACGCAGGCAAGAGCAGTATATGGCGATCCTCGTGTTATTAAAGTTGCTGATGCCTGGTTGAGTTTTGCCGCTAATAGTAAGCTCTCTACTAATTTTCAGTCGCTTATAAAATATCCAGAGTTCATATTTAAGGACGACAAAGAAACTGCTGCGTTTGTTATTGCCGGCATGAAGGAAAAGCTTGGATATCGAATTACGGAGTTGTTAATTACGGGCGTGCCAAATGTATCTAATATAGCGATTGTTGAAATTATTAATTCGCCATCATTCATATATCGCGGCCCTGAAGAAACACGTAAGTTAGTATTCGCCAAAAAAGATGAGATGTTCAATAAGTTTCAGAAAGAGCTTGATAAAGCCGCTTGGAATGGTTATCTAAGTTTTGGTAATTTAAGCAAGGATGATATGGGTGAAAATGGTCTGCCGCCCAGATTTGATAAAACGAAGGCGCTATTGAAGTCATCTATTGAGCAGTTAGCAGCAAATGAAAAGCTTGTTGGCGGGCAGGATAACTTGCTTCGTGAAGTTAGTTATATGGCTCCAGGCAGCGGGTCTTACGGTGGCGGTAAGGACATTAATGAAAGCAATATAGATGGTCTTGTAAATAACATTATTGCCAGCAAGATTGATGGTAATTCAAGTAGCCGCTTTACACTCGATAAGGTGTTGAATTATGACGCCACCGACCCGCTAATTAAGAATTTGCGCGATAGGAAGCAGGTTAATGATCCTATAACAACTGATCTTCTTGCTGCTGGATTTTTTATATCGGCCGAGCAGACTGGTATCATTCAGCGAACAAGTTTTTCAGATCTTAATACGGCCGAAAAAGTAGACAAATTGAAAGAATGGAAATTACAAACTGACTTCTCAAATCTCAAAATGGATGTTTTAGTCCAGCATAGCAATTATCTACGGCAACTATTTAATACCGCAATGTCAGAAAAAGAAATATTTGAGCAGGTAAAAGG